GTCATACGTGACCATTTACTTTTATCAAAAGCCATTTATATACTCCTTATTCAGTGATTTCGACTTTAACAATTCCAGCAGTGTCAATAGTGACAGCACCAGCTTTGTATTTGCCTAAAGAAAGCCAAGATGTTTTCTCAGGAATGTAGTTAACTTCCGTAGAAATATCAAGACCGATTGCACAGCCAATAGATGACTTGTGGAACGCATAGCAGTCACGTGTTGTGCTTGCTTTAGCTAGGCCACCTTCAGCTCTAGTTTCCATCATAATGATGTTGAAACCCATGAAGCTGTTAATCTCACCAGACACTAACGCTCTTACAGTGTTGTAATCTGCTGATGTGATAGTAGTATCATTCAATAAATCTTCGATACCTTCAGCTGAAGTCAAAAGAATACGGTCACTTGAAGGCACTCCGTTATCATTTAATGTTCTTGAAGCTGTAGTTAGTTTTGCTAGTGTTAGTCCAGCAGAACCATGAGCAATTGTTGAACCAGCTGATAAAGCATCAATAACTAATTGGTCAGCTCTACGACCCATTGCTCCAGCAATAGTCTCTGCAAGTTCTCTACGCTCATCAAAGTTTACTTCTTGAGCATCGAACACGTCAGTATATTCACCAGCAACCCAGTTTTCTAGGGTACAAGCAACTTTAGCGTGTGCAATGTCCATTGGTGTAACGTCTGTTTGACTAGCTTTTTGGTTAGCTAATCCTTTCCCCATAGTACGGAAGTTGTAAGTATCACCTACAACACCTGTTCTTAAACGAACTGCACCTCGGAGTTTTCCAGCAGTCTGGAAAGCGTGCTTTACTTCAGCGTCAAACTGGGCCGAAGCTGCACTAGATAGATTGATAGACATTCTGTCTTCTCCTAAATTAAATTAAATTTTTCTTTTTCAATTCAGGTTTCCGTATTCTGGGCTGAATCTAGCATGTTTACAAGTTGCCATCTTTTAGAATACGGGTCTTTAAGACAAGAGTGTCCGTTGGTGATATTTTAACATAAATACAAATTAATATTGTATTATTTATTGGTATTTTTTATTTTAGCTGCTGCTACTGAAATATGGGCTAACCCCCATGACTTCATTAACTCTAAAGTCACAAGGGTCGCTTGATGGTGCATAAAGCTTTGTGTGTCATTACATTCTTTAAGAACGTGATGTACAGCTTCTATTACCTCATCTATTTCATATTTCACTGTCTTACTTGGTTTTGTGGTTGTGTTCCATAAAAGTCTTGAAACTTTTTCTCAACATCTTTTCTAAACGCTGGTGACTCTTGATACCTTGGGTCTTTAACTAATTCTTCTAATGCTTCTTTAGTAGTGTTGTCTACTGATTTAACATTATCAGGAGCTGACACATCGGTCTCTCTTAACATACCACGCATCTTTTCTAATATTCCAAAGCCTTCTGCTGTGATTGCTAAACCTTGCAATGTTTCAAATTCTGCTTCATCAAAATTATTTTTAGCCCAAGCTGTAAAATCATTGATACGTTGAGGAGCGTCTTTACCCATACGCTTTATTTCATCTTCAATTGCTGGCTGTGACTCCATTAAACCATTAGCATAGATACCTAAAAGCTCTGTGTGTCTTTCTTGCGATAGTCCAGCTTCAGCAGCCCATTCATTAAAACTAACAAGCATTGGGTCTTCAGCATCTATCTCAGCATCCATACCTTCAGGTAGTTCTACTTTATAACCATCTTCAGGTGAGCCAGTAAATGCTCCTAACTTAGACTCTAGTCCAGCATAAGCTTTAGCTTGGTCAGCTACTGTTTTATATTTACTAGACTTAAACCACTCAGGAGCTTCTCCTTCTCCTTTAACATCTTCTGACATCATCCAGCCTTCACTAACAACCTCTGTAGTTTCAGTAGTCTCAGTTGATTCTGTTGTAGCTTCTGCTTCAGGTGCTACTTCCTGTTCACTTAATATTGTTTCTTCACTCATTCTTTGTCTCCTTGAGGTAAGTAATCGCCATTCTCTCTACGTTTTATGGCATTTTGTATAGTGCGAATCACACTGTTTTGCCCCTCTCTGTAATAACCTTGTTCAGCTGGCTGAGTAGGTACACAAACAGGAGCTTTAATATAACGCTCCTCCCAATGACTTAAAACTTTCTTACCATCAGGAGTTTTAAATAGACGAGCTATCATTGCGTCAAAGTCTTTATCCACTCATCTGCCCCATAACTTGTTGAGCCATTTCAGGGTTCTGAGCTGCTGCTTCTGCTGCTTGAGCCATTGCTGCCTCTTCTTGCATCTGCTGCTTCATAGCTTCCCTTTCTTCTTTATCTCTAACTAAGTCAGGGTCAACACCAAGCAGTTTAGCGATATGCTCTGGGAACGCTTCAAGGTCAAGACCAATTCTTACAGCATCTTCACCAACCATCATTGCAAACTGAACGAACTGAGCGAGCTTATTAACCTCATCCATATCTTGTTGTTGTGCTAGTGGTGAGATAACTTTAATCTCAACTTCTTTGTTTCCTACCTTAATTGGAGCAACTTGTCCGTTACGCTGAAGAATATCAATAGCTCTTTTAACTAGCTTGTTAATAAATTCCATTTGCAATCGACCAAAGGATGAACCAATGTCTGACATAAGCTCTTGCTGTCTAATAGACACTTCAGTAGCTGACTTAGTTGGTCCTTCCATTGGACCAAGCTGGTCATGAAACAATGCTTTCTTAATGTTTTCTCTAAGGTCTTGTAGTATTAACTCACTGACATTAAAGTTACCACCAGACTGTAAAGGCGATAAAGAACCTTCAGCTGCTACTGGTATAACTGCTCCAGACTTAATGTTGACTGTCCAAGGATTAAGAACACCATCATCCACAGCTGTGTACACTCCAACAATCTCTTTCTCAGCATTCTTCAGTACAAACTTAACAACCTCATTAGCTGTCTTGATGTCAGGTAGTGCTGTCATGATAGGACCACGACCATATCTTTCACCAGCCACCTTAGACCAACGAAACACAATCCAAGGCGATACTTCAAAGTAATCCTCAAAGATAACGTGTTTAGTGTTCTCTTCAATAATGACATATTCGTATAGCTTTTTATCTGGATTGTAAACAGTAGCTTCAATGATTGGTACTAACTCATCTGGCTTAGTCTGCATCATTTCCATAACTGCTGTTGAGCATTTGCCTTTCTTCCAAACTTGTTTAATGTTACGAGCTGGATGTGAATGTAACCTAAAGACAGTTTCAATTGTTCCATGAGGGCCATCTTCTACTAACAACTCTTTCAATGGCACAGCTGTAAACTTGAGTAAGTCATCACCTTCACCTTCATCTAACAATAAAGCTCCAGTTCCTACAGCTAAGTCAAGAAATGATTCATGTACTTCAGTTGCTAGGTTTGATTGATTAATATAACTAAACAAAGTATCAGTGACTTGTTCAAGCTGCTTATCTATCTTGCCAGCATACTCATCTGGAATACCAGTACCAGCAGATAGCTTAGCCCACTTCTTAAATGGTGGAACAAGAGTTGACTGTAGTCTTGATGCGAACCTTTGTGTTCCTATCAATGCTGTTGAGTCATATATCTTTGTATTCTTTTTAGAACCTTCAGTGTATTGGTCGAACACCTCTCTTTGAGGTAGAGCGTACTCATAACACTCTTTCCAATGCGACTCCCATGATGAGCGATGTTGTTTAGCTACTTCATATCGTTTCATTAAAGCAGCCACACCCTCTGGGCTTTTCTTATATGTTGGCATAATTTATCCTAATGTGTCTGAAAGTCCTTCTTCAGTGTTACCTTTAGCAATTAGAAGTGATTTACCTCTTCTTCTACGTTTACCAGCTTTAGTTTGGTCTTTTTCAACTTCTTCTTCATACCTTAAAGTTCTATTTCTGTTGGCATCAGCTTTAACTTCTGCTTCAGATTTAACTGGTTTTGCTACTGGGGCTGGTTGTGACTTCTTTTTGCTAAAACCAAATGTTAATTTTTCCTCTAACCATTCTAGGTTGTAACGAGGTAATATATATTTCATGTACTTCTCCTTTGTATATAGTTGTGTAATTGCTTGGGTGTTACGACCCAACCAGCTTTTATGCCTAAGAGCTGCTTACATACTGTTACGCATGTCAAGATTCCCCTAGGT